ATGTACTCTAAAGCCAAAAATTTCTTATCTACAAAAGAAATAATAGGGTATACCCTGCCGAGGATACATCGGGGTAAATCCTATTATGTTGACTTCTTCGCTTACGATCCGACTACAGACAGACTGAAGCGTAAGCGTTACATGCTCGACCGCTACCACAACAAAGCGGAGAGAGAAAAAATTGCAGCCGTGCTTGTTTACAATCTAACTCACAAACTTTTATCCGGGTGGAACCCTTTTGTCAACACCACCAACACACGGCAGTACACAGAACTTGGCGTAGTATTCGACAGATACAGCACCTATATTGAAGCAGCGGAGAAGAAGGGGATACTCAAGCCGAAGACTGCTACCGACTATCGAAGCAGGCTCAAGCAATTGTCTGTATTCACCGAAGAAGTAGGTGCGAAAATAAAATATGCCTATCAGCTAAATACAGCCTTCGCAGTAGATTTTCTTGACTACCTCATTCTCGACAAGGACCTCTCTGCAAAATCTCGCAACAACTACCGCACATGGCTGTCAGCATTCTGCACATGGTTAGCGGAGCGGAAGTATATCGACCGCAACCCCATCGAGAGCATACACATGCTGCGCGAAGACGAGAAGCTGCGCTCACCGCTTGAGGCCAAAGACCTGCGCAAGGTGAGGGAGTGGACGCAACAGAACAACCCCTCATTTTACCTCGCGTGTATGATGGAGTACTACACCTTCATACGACCAGACGAGCTACGCTATATAAAGATAGGTGACATATCAATAAAGGAGCAAAGCGTGTATATATCGGAGAGCGTGGCCAAGAACCGCAAGGGGCAGGTCGTAGCGCTCAACGACACTGTATTGAAACTGATGATCGAGCAGCACGTCTTCGACTACCCATCGCAGGACTACCTATTCGGAGCCAACATGACACCCGGACCGCAGCAAATATATGTGAACCGGTTCCGGCTGGAGTGGAATAAGATGCGGAAAGAGCTGAACTTTCCGGCATCTTATCAATTTTACTCGCTCAAGGACTCCGGCATCAGAGACCTCGCCAACGCCCAGGGCATCGTGGTAGCGAGAGACCAGGCACGCCACTCTGACATATCAGTAACTAACAAGTATCTGAAGCGACCGAAAGTAGTGCACGAAGAGACGAAGCACTTCGTCGGAGACCTATAGTATAGCGTAGAAGTAACCAGTCTTCACGCGGTCGAGCCCCTCACCCGTCACCTCCATCTCTATCTTCTGACACACGAACCGACGGTTGTTGAAGATGTAGATGTTGGACGGGTCGGGTATATCATCAGCTATGAACTTAATGGTGTAAAGGTTGTGCGCATCGATGTCAACCTTTATGCCATTATTTTTTTTCAAACCGCTAACCGAAAGATTTGTAGCTTCGAGCGACAATGAGAATCGCTCGCCTGCCCATTTGCTGAACTCACGAAAGTCGGTGTAAGCGATAGGATAGAGCGACATGCTACCGCTTGCAGGGAACGTCGTAGTAATATTTTTATCAAGGTCGCGCACGGCGCTGTCGGAGAGCATCAGACGCATCGGTTCGTCAGCGGTCTCTTCGCTTGTATTGTCTTCTGTGCCCTGCATGGCATCTTGCACCGACAGATAGAAGTCGCCATCTTCATCTTCGCTCAGACCGTCGAGCAAAGAATCACCCTCATTAGCAGTTGAAGGCATTACAACATAGCTGTTAGGCATCAAGTCTGGACATATAGGCGCAGAAGCATCTATGCCAGCGCGTCGTCTGCGCTGATGCATAGCCACCGGTATCATCTTGATACCTATCGCATTGTCACTCTCAGCGTCGCGCAGTATAGGGTTGAACATACCGCACACAGTGCGCTGCTCTGTCAGTTCAGTATTCTCCGGGTTGCCGTCTTTTGGCAACAAAGCCCAAATGAAATACGACAAGCCAAACTTGAATATTGTGCTGCGACGCTCACGGGTAGACATGGCCATAGCTGCAGAATTCATATTCTCTTCGCTGTCAAACTCCTTAATAGGGTATTGCTTCAGAACCGAGAGCGGAATGGACTCGCGCCAGTCTCTATTGCCAGAGCTGTCAAACGAGTACTCAACGTTTGACGTGGCAAGGTTCTCAAGCCCATCCTCGTCGAACTCTGCCGAGTATTCGCCCAGACACTCATAAGCCACGGCATTGTTGCTTGTGAGCTCATTGGTAGAAATGATGCTCACCTCCTTTATAAGATCGTCGAACACGAATGTAGCATTGAACCGCTTGCGAAACTCCTCGATGAAGGTGTACACCGACCAATGAGGCAGCGCCTCGTTAATCTTGGCTGTACGCCTTGCTGAAGCTATATAAATTCTTGTATAAGGAGCAGCGTCGAAGTCGTTGCGCACAATCTTGTAGCCCTCACTCTGCAGAACGCCCTTAAGCACATATATGAGATTAGGCTGCACGGCGAGGTTCTGCATCTGCACCATGTGGCCGTGCGGATAATGCACGCCATCAACCACGAGCTTGTTGACATTGACGTGTCTGATATAATTTGACACATGGTCGTTAGTCTCGTCGTAGATGGGGTAGAACAGAGCCACGCCTGGTTGGCCTACACGGAAATCAGTAGAGAGGTCAACCATTATGAGCTTCTTGTAGCGCTCAGCATCGATGCTCGTCAAGCCAAAGCCCTGATATTTGGCCTTATCGATGCCATGGGTAATATAGACCTTAGGGAAAGGCACCTTGTCGATGAAATGACCCTCAAACTTCGAGTTGTACTTGATGCGCGATTTGCCGCCGACAATCTGCATCTTGACAGTGCTGTCGGACACGCTTGTAATCGTGCCCTTGCCACTGATGAAGAGACGGTTGTCGGCGTAAAGCTTGCAGTCGTCGAACGACTTCGAGCGCTTATGCACGTCAAATCGGTGTATGTTGGCGAACAGAACCTGATTGGCGTGTATCGACATCGGGAACGAGATGTCGTAGGTGTATGACCCCGAGTCCTCGATGTATTGGTTGGCATAAGTCACCTTAATCTTGTCAGACGCAGAAGGATATGCGGTCTGGCCGTTGATAGTGCAATGTATCATTGTAGAGTTTTGAGTTTTGAATTTTGAATTGTCGGCGGAGCCGATGTTGAATTTTTGAATTTTGATTTTTGAATTATGTGCGGGCCTGCATCTTCTTGAAGTTATCGAGGTTCTTGGCCACACCGTGCGGACCATCGATGTAGACCTTAGCCTCGATGCCCTCGGCTATCTGAGCCGAGAGCGCACCGATAGTATTGCGGGTATCATCGAGCGCAGCCTTAATCTCTGAGTTGTCAGTGTTGACCACAACCGAAGGAGCAGACACCACGGTAGCCCCACCTTGCCCGACAGAACGCGAGATATCGGCAGCTGTAAGCGACGACACAGTATTGTTGCGCTGCGCCTCGTCGATGAGACGTAGAGCAGGCAGGATGCTTGGGTTATTGACCGCATTGTGGTTAGCCACGAACTCGCCTTCATGCACCACACCAGCCTCACGGCGATAGCGTGAACCGCCAGTAAAGCCACCCTCATAGTAGCCGGCAGCCTGAGCCTGCTGTTGCTTTTTGATGGTGGCAATCTGCAACATGCCAGCTGCCACAGCAGTAGCAGCAGCGATAGGAGCGAGAATATGGCCGACAATTGGCACTGCAGCTGCAGAACTGTAGGCATTAATAGCCGACTGAGCTGTCTGTGCCGTAGCCTGTGCTATTTGTATTACCATAGCACGCTTATTGGCTTTTTTCTTGGCAGCAGCCAGTTCCTTGTCACGTTTCTCCTCGATAGCCTTACGGCGAGCACTGTTATTGCCGGCAGCATTAAGGCGCTTGTCATATTCAGCATTAATTTTCGCGGTCTCAGCGTCGGCACAAGCGTTAGCGTAAGAGAGAGCACCGGATAATAGGGTGTTTGCAGACTCAAAGCCCTGTTGCATGATAGCACGTCGAGCCTCTGCCTTTTGACGGGCAATCTCAGTCATCTCCTCCTCATTGCGCTTTTTAATCTCTTTTTTCTGCTGTTCATTTGCCTTGAAATCTTCGAGTTCTCTATCAAGCAGCCACTTGCGCTCGGTATATTCATCGCCCCCGAATTCCTGAATAATAGAGAGGCGGTCGCGATGATACTGCACCTCGGCCTGCTTCATTTTTTCATTATACTCCTCTTCGGTGATAAGACCTTGAGCACGTTGTTGTATTAATGATAACTGCTCGGCGTTAAATGCGCGAGTCTGAGCATCGAGGCCCTCACGCATCTGGCGCTCATTGACCGATACAAGACGTTGAGCCTCAGAGATGGCAGCGTCTACCATCGACTGTTGAGTGCTGGTAGTGTCTTGGCTGTACTTAGTTTGCAGATCAACAAGACCGACGTAATAAGCCTGCTTTTTCTCATACATCTGCTTATTGTACTCATCCTCGGTAATCTGACGATTATAAAGCTGCGTTTTGAGGATGAGCTGCTCATCTTCGAGGTGAGCTTTAAGATCTGCAGCCTCCTTCTCATACTTTTCTTTTTTTGTGTCTTTTTTACCCGAACCGCTACCAGAACCACCCGTGTCAACGCCAGTACCACCGGCTGATGACACAGAACCGCTGCCGTTAACGCCCTGATTATTGCCATTTATAGTCAAGTCAGTAACAGCCTTGCTTAGGTGTTTGTCAGCACGCAATAAAGCATCGAGCGCTCGGTCTTGAGCATCGAGAATACGCTGTTCGCTCTGATTGTTGCTAAGTCTACCCTCGTGAATGCCACGCTCCTGCACCTTCTGCTGATACGCATAGCTTGACCAATGCGTAGTACGGCTGCCGGAGCGATATTCGCCATGTTTGTAGACATCAGGGTGGCTCTCTATCTCAGCATTGACAGCCTTGATAGACCCTTTGATGCGCCCTTCCTTAGATTTGAGGTCGAGGCGTTTCTTGGCTATCTCTTTCTTTTTCTCGTATATAGCCTCTGCCATTGCTGCACGATCGAGATTGGCAATGTAATCTTTGATAGCCTTGCTATTATCATTAAAGAGTGCGCCCTCTTTTGATATGGATGCATGATATGTCGGCACTATCTTCTGAAGTTCAGCGATAGCACTACGACGCTCAGCTATAGAGTAGGCATTAGAGCGTATAATCTTTGTAAGCTGTTGGATGCGCAGTTTCTCGTCAGTATAGCTATCAGCAACTTTTTTGTTGAGCTCTTGCTGTTGCTTCTGCACAGCATTAGCCTCCTTGACGCTTTGAAGGTTGTCGTGCAGAGCCTTACGGTGCCCTTGCCAAGCCTTTATAGCATAATATACAGCCACGCCAACGGTAGTCAGTACAGTAGCGAGCGCAGTCCAAGGATTGGTAAGGCTTGCTATTCGCGCTGCACGCATGACTACGATATAGCCTTGCACACCTTTGGTAAGAAGCGCCCAAGTTGCCTGAATTGCAACGAGAGCTGCACGTAGGAGGTTAGTAGTCGCCGCATAGGCATAGTCGAGCGCCATAGCTGTCTTGCGCACCACCAACAAAGCCTTCTCTTTGATAATAGAGACAGAGAGAACACCGTTGTAGAAGAGTATTGTCGTAGCAAGAACCGTCAGAACGCCGATATGTTTAGACACTAACTCGGTCAGATAGTAAAGAGTCTTGACGCTGAGCGAAGTGAGCGATATGGAGTATTTAGCAATAGGCATCAGTTTTTCGCCGAGTTCGATGCAGAGGTCAGAAAAACGCTTTTTGGCTTTGTCAAGTTCTGCCTGCACGGTTTCATTTTGCACGTTGAACTCATTAAGCACACTCGTGCCCTCTTTGTACGACTGCGAAGCGATAGCCTGAGCTTCGCGCACCTGGTCAAGATGCGAAGCGACAGCAGACAGAACGCCTACAGCACGAGTGCCTTCGAGACCCATTTGCGAGAACATAGGAGCCAGTTGTTCGAAGCCACCGCGGTTTGACATAGCCTGCAAAAACTCAAGAAGTGCACCGTTAGCATCTGTCTTAAGCATATTCGTAAACTTGCTCACCTCGATGTTGGCAAGCTTGGCAAACTTCATCGGGTCTTGAAACATCTTAGTGATGAGCTGCGAGAACACAGTAGAAGAGGTCGCCTCCTCTTGCATATTTTGGTCGAGCGTAGAAGCCAAACCCATGATCTGAGCCTGCGTCATGCCAGCTTGATAGCCCACGCCCGACAAGTCAGCAGTAAAGTCAACGATATAGCCAGCACTGGCCGATGAAGACTGTGCGAGCTCGTTGACAGCAGAACCCGTTGCGAGCATAGCACCACGCAGACCCTTTGTCTTGTCTTCGCCGAACATCTGTGCGAGCTTGCCGATTTTGGCCACAGCACCGTCGCCAAGATCGTCGCCCAGGGCAACGTTTATTTTGTCAGCACCGTCGACAAACTCTTCGATCATTTCTCGGTTGGTAATACCGAGACGACCGGCATCTTGAGCGAGCTTGTTTAGGTCTTCGCGCGCTGTACGAGTATTGAGACGCTTGAAGCTCTCATTCATCGCTTCTACCTCCTCGATGGTCTGCCCCGTGTATTTGGTGACGTTATACATCTCCTGATTCATAGCTGCATACTCATTGGTGCATTTGCGGATGGTCACCGACAACCCAGTGACAGCAGCAATGCCTTGAGTGATAGCACCCCAGTTAACGTTGAAAAAGTCGGTAAAGCGCTGCCATTTGCCCTTTGAAACCTCCTGCTCCTGGTTGATAGCAGCAATTTCTTTTTTCAAGAGTTTAGCCTTATTAGCCAAATCTCTGTAAGCCTCAGAGTTACGGTCGGTATCTTTAAGTTGCTCGTTAACTAGTCGTAGTGAGGTTTCGAGCTGACGCAAAGAAGAACCGCTGATGTTTTTCAGTGTCGTGTCAATAAGCCGATTCTCCTCGGCCCACTCGGCAGCACGCTGTTGTGCAGCAGCAATATCGCGGTTATATTGCGCCATTGTAGCAGAGCTGGAACGCTTCAGCTCATCGATACGGACTGTACATTGTGCGATACGTTCTTGTATCTGTTTGTACTCTTCTGGCGATGCAGCTGCTTTAGCTTGTTTTTTGAGTGCACGTTGAGCGCGCTCAACCTCGCCGAGCGAAGCCTTTGACAGATTACTGACCGTCTCGATAGTTTTCGCGACGTTAGACTGATAAGACTTAAGGCCAGCTTCGGCATTTTTAATCTGTTTGTCGAATTTATTAATATCCTGGACAGTCGAGTCAGGACTCTTGAGAGCCTCTTCTTTTTTCTTTTTAAGGTCGTCTATCTTTTTCTGCAGCGCTTCAATCTCATTTTTAGCTTGCTGCGTATTGAGCGTTACGACCGTTTCGAATTGTTGAGTTGTTGCCATAAAAAAATGCTACTAATGGTTGTGAAACCAAAAGTAGCACCTTTATATTATTATATAAAATACACGAAACTATTTGCCGCTACCATTAGCGCAGGCGACAAGAACTACAACTAATATCCAAATAAAAAAGAATTCCATAATAGCAGACGATTTAATTATTACACCCCAAATATACGAAAATTATTTGAGGTGGCAAAGCCCACCGTCAACTTTTATTCATTTTTCTGTGGACATACGCCATTAAGGAAAGCAATAGCACCACATAAGCCACTATGACAAGGGCTTCGCCCAAGACTCTATAAATTAGCCCCCGTAGCGTTGTCTTGTGCTCTACCGGCACCGGAACCTGCACCGAATCACACCGCAGCACTGTTTTGTAGACCGTGTCAGCCCTGCAGCTTATGCGGTCACGCCATCGCCACTCGACACGTGTCTTGTACACAGTGTCGCCCATGGTGTAAGTCTCAACATATACAGAGTCGTGTATGCGGAAGCTATCGATGCGCAGACGGGCTTTGTAGAGCGTGTCAGTCTTATTGACCACACGCTCTACAACCACCGGCTTGCACGTGGAGCATCCTGCCAGGCACATCAAGGCAAGGATGCCGAAGAAGAAACGGATAAATCTCATACTCATAAACCTTGTAGTTAATCACGCCCAACAGACAGATACTCAGTCAAGCCGGGTATGCGCTCGATGAACTTGAAGCGCAGAATGTAGTATAGGAACGACACTATCAGCCACGGCGTGGTGTCACGCTTGAACATCTTTTTGAGGTTTTTCAGAATGTTGAGCGTGTAGAACCACAGCACCACATAAGTCACGAAGCTCACGCACTGCAGAGCGCCCTCGGGCTGGTGCTTCAGATTGCCTATCGTGTAGATGGCACAGCACAGCACGAAGAAGATAGTAGCCTCTGCAATGCAGCGCAGCGCCTTCTTCAACTCGAAGTCTTCGCGGTTGGCTATCAGCCCCGACAGGTAGCCGAAGAAGAAGTTCAGGAAGAACACTATTATCAGCGAGAGCAGGTCGCCCTCGATAGGCTTGAGGAATGCCCAAACTGCAATCGTGATGCCCACGAACATATGACGTATGTTATCTATCATAATACTAACTTTTAAGCATTAAACATTGAAAATATGAGCAAAGATACCGATTACGCATCGATTGTAAAAAACGGCGTACCCGACAACTCAAAACTCAAAATTCAAAACTCCGCGAAGCGGGATGCCTCCCACTTACGTCTTTTCAACAGACCCGTTAGCGGCACGCCTCCTGCATACACCCACTTCAAGAATTCACGCTGAATATCAGCGGTGGCAGCGTTGCGACGAATCAGCTTAAACAGAGTGGAGCTTTTGAAGTTGCCTATGCCGACGTTGAAACAAAAGTCGGCACAAGCGTCAAATCGCCCCTGCGTCTTGCAAATCTCTGGTATGGCTGACAGAAACACTTCAATCGGCTCAAGGTCAGCCCTCAGCCACACCTCCGCCTTAGCCTTGTCGCACACCGTGCGAGCCGTCACACCCTTAGTATGCCCGTAGCCACACGTCCATCGACCCGCCGCACACTTGTAAGCCTTTGCCCGATAACCCTCCATCTGCTTCAGGTTATCTATCAAAACATCACTTGCTCTCATATCATAATCATTTTACTTGTTTTAGTCGTATAGTGAATAGATAGGAACAACGTAATTGTTATCAACATCCTTAGAGAGCGTCCTACATCCCATAGCATCATGTCTCCAAGCCTTAGAAATATTACATTGTGTTGATGTCCAAATTTCGTCTCCAGAACTCAAATTACTTGAATTTGGGTTTATGTAATTAAGCAATTCACTAATTGTCCTTATATTAACATATATTGCATTAGCCTCACCTGCTGCCATTAGATACCCTTTCTTGCCGTTTTTAAACGTATAGTTAGAACAGTAATATGCAGCTTGTGCATTTTGACCAAGTGCTTCGACCAGTGCTTCTGTATTGGCTTTGCCTTTATAATCCGTCACGGCCACCGTACTATTGGTTGCTGTTGTAACTCCTTCTACAAGTTGCGTTGTCGTACTCCAAGCCCGTCCTGTTTTGACTCCTACAGAAATGACAATAGCAACCTTTTCTGTGATTAAAGCAACTCCAACCGTTGTTTGCTGCGTTTGTGGGTTCCACGAATCTTTGTTTATGAGATTATTATTTGTATCAATGACAAACACACCAGTCTCCAAAGCCTTATACGTAAATGTCACCTCCCTGTTATACAGTGGCGACGGCACGTATGTCAATGCCTTTGGCTTCATATACATCTTCACTGTACCAACCTCTATCGTCACATCTCTATCACACATCACCCCAACCTTTATAGGAGTACCCTGCCAAGTCTTTTTGGCATATATAATTCCTTGACCCCTCACAGTAACAGTCGCGCCAATCAGCCCGGAGTCAGACTCTCCCTTGTCACTCACAAGCTTAATGACAACAGTCTCCTTCATGTCGCTCTTTTTGAGATACCCCTTCTGCTGCAGCCAGTCCTCGTCTACACCGCCACCGGCATTGCCAACCTTATCGTCTACCTCCTTTTTAGTGTAGTAGTCGCCGAGAGCCGATGACAGCGCATACTCTGTATGCTTATGCTCCGTAAGAGCATAATTGTCGTGAGTATGGCCAACCGCTGCATACTCGGTATGCTTGTGAGTTGTCAAGGCATACTCGCTGTGCGTATGGCCAACCGCTGCATACTGCGTGTGAGTATGCCCCGTCAGAGCATAAGCACTGTGCGTGTGCGAGCTTACATCACCCGTCAGCACATTCTCTATGGCTTCCTTCGTCAGAGTATACTGCGACGACACCGACATGCCGCTGTCCTTGTATGCCCCGCTCGCCTCGTCCCATATCCACCACGACGCATTCTTGATGATCGGCGATTTGCCCTTCTCGCCCCTCTCGCCCTGAGGTCCTTGTGCGCCCGTAGCACCTCTCTCGCCCTTGTCGCCCTTGACAAGGATGCTGGTCTTCTGGTAAGCCTTTGTCGCCTTGTTCCACTCGTACACATAGTTATCTGCACCGATTTTCGTCGGATGGCTGGCGGTGTCGTTAGCGTTGTCTATCGCCGCCGACACCTCATTAACCCTCGCCACCTGCTGCGCCCACTCCTCGCGCGTGCCGCTGAAGCCGTTAGCCTTCGCCACGTCATAGGCGTCAGTGCCTTTAAACTGTGCGCCGTCAGTGCGCATACATATACTCGTGCCGTCGCCCTGCTGGCGTATCAGCAGCAGCGTGTCACCATCTTTTACGCCCTCAGCCTTCTGAAGCTTCGTAACGTCTACAATTTCATAATCTGTCATATCTCAATGTTTTTTTATCTTATGTCTACTGCTGTATAGGTGGCGTCAATCCGCTATTTGCACTAATCTGCATTTCCCGCCAACTGAATATTTCAAGTCTCGTTATGACCGGCTTCAAGTATGCAGCCAACTTTTTCTGCTCCATCCAACCGCTGAAGTAGCAGCGTGGCAAAGTCATTATTTCTGTACCTTCAAGCAACAAGATATTACCTTGCATATTATCCTTGATTTTAGCGTCAGCAGGTATATACGGGCCAGTAGCAACATTTGTAAGTCTGCCATTCGCAGCAAGAGATGTCCGCTGTGTAAAATAGACACCGTCTGCAGCTTTAGTCAATTCCAACGTACCCAGACCCCTGCTTTGATCATCATCCGCAACAATTACGCCATCGACACGTGGAGCACTGTACAGATATAAATGCGTCAATTGTGTAAAGCCCAAATTCTTTGACACCAACGTACCGGATTGAGTATATTTACCGAACAGCAATCTGTCATTTGCCTCCGTGTCAGCAATATCAAAATCAAGACTATATGTGCCTTTACTACTTTTATACGTCTTTTTCTTAATATACGGCGCCGTCAAATTAGTTCCTCTCACATCTATCCATTCCGTAAAGGTCATTGAAGCTTTTTGTATCTGAATTTTCGCCAGACCCGCAGGACCCAAGTCATACAGCAAGTTGCCGGCATTGTCATAGTACTGCATCACAGCATATCCGTCGCTATTTACACCGAACTTGATGTTAGGCACACCAGCGCGCCCCAGCACGGCAATCATACCATTTTCGATTTTCACAGCCGCCTCCGCACCCTCCGTTTCAAGCCGTTGCGCCTTTACCAGCGAGGCGTTTAGCCCGTCTTTGCCAAACAACGCTACCCGTCTGCCGTCATTGGTCCTTATCAGAGTCTTGTCAGCAGTCAGCGTAATCTGATTGTACGAAATGTCCATACCCGCCTCAAGCAGCTTGCCTGCCACACTCTTGTCCTCAATGTAGTCAGTCTTCGTAGCACGATACTCAGTCACCGTAGCGCCGTATTCGAGCTTGGGCTGAGAGACATACATATCAGTGCCTTTCATGCAGCGTATCAACACTCGGCTCGGCAAATTACCGCCAACAACACGCCAGTGCACCCAGTATCGTTTCCATACATAGTCTTCCTTAAACTCCACCTGAGCGTTGCCGTTGGCCGCCGTGTGTTGGTTAGGCCCGTTTACTCTGTCCAGCACCTCGACAAACACCTTTTCTGTAGTGTCGCTTTTGTAGAAGTAAGCAGTAAACTGACCGCCCTTATTGCCCTTTGCCATAAATGAGAACACGTAGTCTTGGCCCTGTTTTATAAAGCCCGTATCGCCCAAGTCCCACTGCACGGTGTCTATGTTTTTCGTATAGTAGCGAGCGTCCGATTTAAGCGTAGCACAGCCGTTGTAAGTATGACGTGCAATTTCGTCCGCGCTGCCGTCTGTCGGATGCAGACCCGTATTCTCAGTCGCCACCGTCAGCGTACCTCCAGTCTTCAGCGTATCTGTATTATCCAGCAGATTGCCACCGATATAGTCCACATCATCCTCCGACAGCGACCAGCCTACATATTCGTCGCCCTCAACGAGCATGGGCTGACAATACCAACAATGTATTTTATCATCGTTGTTTTTGTCACTTATTGTTGTACAGACAAGCATTACTTCTAAGTATTCCATCTGAGCATCTTCTGGAATCTGGAATGCTACTGTTTTTAGCCCCCAAACATTATTGGCTGCAAATTCAAAAGGACCGCTTCGAAATGCCGTGCGATTACTATCATCATGCTTTGTAGTTTTCGTTGGTCTATACCATAATTCGTAATAACAATAAGCATACTTGGAGTCGCGTTTAGCCCAAACTGATAAGGTATATGTTTGACCTTTTTTCACTTTAATATTACCACTCATGTCACCACACCAAGACACCCATGGGAACTCCCCATTTGCACCTTCAAGCAAGAAACAATTGACTCCATCTATTCCATTTAGCATTTGTATTCCTGAATTTTGCCTTATCGAAGGTAGCACTCCTTCACCCTGCCTTCTCAGCGCACTCCCAACCAGCAGATTCTTCCTGCCCACAGCCGTCTGCGACACCTTCAGTGCAATATTACGTGCCGTCTGCTCAATCTTCGAGTCATACTGCTTCAGTTCGCCTTGCATGTCTTCGACACTGTTGCTAATCTCCGTATACTTCGACGACAGACTCTCCGACGTGATAGTCAGCTCGCTCCACAGCCCCGACACATTCACATTCACCGTCAGCGTAGCGTAATAATAGCTGTTGTTCGTCGTGCAATGAATCTTCACCGTAGCCGTAGCCGTAGTACGGGGAATATACCGCTTAGTGCTGCCCACCATATACACGTCGCGTGTTATAGAGTCAACCACTATGCGCATCCTCGACGTGCCACCGTCAGCAATATGCGCCGAGCAGCCCATCATGTCAACCACCTCATAACCGTCACACTCGCCGATGATAGACACCCCGTTGCGCTCAATGCGCACAGTGGCCTTCACAGCCTCGCCCGAGCAGTCAACATAAGGATCGCTACTGCTGTCTTTCTTTGTATCTACCGACAATACCGACGGATTAATCACTATCACAGTAGCATCCTTGCCATCAACGCCATCAACGCCGTCAGCACCGTCAGCGCCAGGCTTGCCATCCGCACCAGGTTTACCATCCGCTCCATCCGCTCCGTCAGTGCCCGGCTTGCCGTCTTTAATCACGGCGATATCACAAGAAGCGAGCACGTCAGTTTTGCCCGCAGCCTGAGCCTTGAGCTTCAGCGATTTCACGCGTCTTAGTACCGACTCGTTCAAACCCGCCAAGCCGCTAATTGTATCTTCAGCGCCGTCGTCATACGTCACCTCTGCCTTCACGCCATACTCCGCAGCCCCCAACACCGTCTTCGTCGAGCCGACATGCTTAATCACGTCTACACCGAAACCATTCGGCGTAGTAGTGCCGTCATAATGCCTCACAAGCGTGCGACTCGTAGGTATAAGCTCATACGTCACCACAAAAGGCTCAATGATGTTCTCAGGACTGCCGATAAACAACTTGAACCTCCGGGCATTAATCAGCACATCCTCCGGCGATATCACACACGTCACCTCCTTCCACTGGTACGGATTCCTGACCGGCTCCCCCGCGCTGTCCTTAGCGCCAGTCTCCCACAGCGCGCCAATCTGATGATACATAGTGATAGCAGGAGCCGAGTCCGTAGCATTGTCCTCAGTCGAAGTCGACAGCTTAATCACATTGCCGTGACTCTTCCACCTTATCTGGTCGCCCACCTGCACAATCACATCGCCAGCAGCAGGAGCATCCGGCTCGCCGCCGTTCACCGCCTCATAACCGTAGAACACCCTCCGCGCAATCACGTTGCCCCCGTCGTCAGTAGTCCTGCCCTCCTGCTTGGCAAACAGCTCAGCCATCGACACCAGCTCGCCGTCATACGCCGTAGCCACAGCCACACCGCCCCAGCGCAGCGCCCTGCCCGTCTCGTCAGCCAGCACCCTCACGCCGCGGCTCGGCAGCATAGCCTCGCCACCCGCAAACTCCCTCACGTTCGACAGAATCACATAGTCATACAGCTTGCCGTCTTCCAGCGTCTCCTGACCCACGCCAATCACCATGCGCCAGTAGTATCTGTTCTGCAGACCGTCGCCCACACCCGCCTTCACGTTGAAAGTCTGACACAGCGCCATCATGCCCACATGCCACCAGTTCGCAGTCCTCGTAGTGCCGTCATCAGCCAGAGCGTAGCATTTGTAAGCAATCACCCTCTTGCCCGCAGCGTCAAACACATAAGTCACCTTCGCAATCGTCGAGCTCGCATTCGAGAAGACTGTAGTGCCACCCGAATACGACACCTTGCGCACCTCCGCACTCGCCGCAAAAAACTTAGCGCGCGCTACGAGGTAATCAACATACATGTGGCTCTTGCCGTCAGCACCCATGTACAAGTCGAAGCCCTGAGCGCCAACCATAACGCGGTCCGCCGGCGTCGACTTAGCGTCATGCACACGGTCCACCACGACGTCACTCAGCACAGCCCCGCCCTTAGCGTCAAGCCCCATCTCGCCGTCGCCCAGCTTCAAGCCCTCCATAAAGCGAATCAGCTTCTGCGCCGTGTCTGCGATATCCTTGCGCAGAAAGTTGCCGCCGGCATTCTCCACACGCCCCAGCAGCGACAGCAGCGCATTGCCTATGCGCTGAGCAGTATTGGCATGAGTGCGACGCTCGTCACGTATGCCCTCAAGCTCTTTTTTTATAACATCATTATCTGTAGCCATATTTTTACATTTGAGAAACACTCCTGTCTATATTGTTCCGTCCGCCCCCGAACATCTGCCACAAGAACGACGACACCAGCCCCTGATAAGTCTGCCCGTAATAGGCAGCCTCGAACTCATTGAGGCGGTGTAAGGAGTACATATATTTTTTACTGAACCAGTCACGTTTCTGGCGGTGGTGAGGGTTCGTCTTCCAGTCCTTCAGAAACTTCAAGTCGCCACCGTTGCCACGGCTGTAGCCGTTGCCCACGCCACGAGCCACGTATATGCCATACTCAAGGAAACGGTGCTCAATCGTAGTCACCGGACCCGGATGCACCACGCCCTGCACCGAACGCGAGAGAGCACCCGTATCGTAGACCGGCGGAGCAAACTGCAGCATCTTCTCCTGCCACATCTTCACCATAAAGTCGCTCCACCCCTGCACCCATTTCGAGTGTTCAGCCTCCGACATGTTATTTAACCCACTCCGCTCTGTCATAACTGATATCAATAGGTTGCTCGTTGCGTATCATGAAGTATAGCCCCGTCACGCCATTGTAAGAATATCGGGGCAATTCGTTAGAGTAGATGTTGTGCAGGTCGAGGAACGTAAGGCGCTCATCGCCCAGTTCGTCGCGATCGTGAAGCAGTCGGGAGTGGAACTGCCGGAACAGAGTGCGACACATATTGAGCTTAGTCTCGCGGTCTGTCATGTCATCAGCACGATAGCCGGCGAGTATGAACACCGTATACACGTCACGACGGAAGAAGCCGACACCATTACTGAAGGTCTGCTGCGAGGTCGTGTCGTCAACCATGATGAAGTTACGATGCTTCTTGAAGCCCTGCATAACGCCATCGATGGAGTCAGGGCCAGAGCAGAGACACGGATAGAAGCCTTGCTCAGAAGCGAGGCGGTTGTCAGCAGCCAGCTGAGTGAAGTATTCGAGAGCAGGAAAGAGGTCTTTCATAAAGTGTAATGTTGAATGTTGAGTGTTGAATGTTAAGTGTTGGGATACTTGCGCCGTAGCTCTTCTGCCTGCTTGGCCTTAGCGTCGAGTTCGGTCAGAGCGCGCCAGCAGTCTATAGCCTTCACTGCCGCCTCCTTAGTCACGTCGCCGTCGGTCAGAGCACGCAGCTGTACGTTGATGCTCTCTATCACCGAGAGGTCCGACGTGTCGTCGTCGCCTTTTGACTTGCGGAATAGGTGAGGGAAAGCATACGACATCACATACTTCACGTGCCCGAACCACGCCAGCACACCCACTCGCTCAGCAGCAGTCAGTGTCCACTCCGCAGGGCGCGAGCCGTCGGCACGTCGGTACATGAACGAGGCGAGAATGTCTATCTGGTCCTCGTCACGGCTCATCAAGAACCGCTGATATCTCTGCTCCATACACAGATACTCGTGAAAGCTCACTATGCGCCCCGTCTCAGCATCCTCTTGAAGCAGAGCGTCGACAGCCTTAAGACCCTGCACAACCTCCAACCGATTGTCCATCGTCTCCAAGCTGTCAACAAACTGCAGCTGCCCTATGAATGAATGTATCTGCCACGGTTTCAGATAAAACACCCTCCCGCCCTTCGAGCACTTCCACCCCCAGCGGTTTTTCTCGATTAAATATACACCCGCAAATCTGATAAACATATAGGTCTTTACAACCACCGGGTCAGCGAAAGTAGCCAGAAGAAACAGCACGTAGCGCAGCTGCTCTTGAGTCAGTTCACGCCACGAAGTAGGACAGCATAAGTTCATAATTTTGAGTTTTGAGTTTTGAATTTTGAGTTAGCCGTTAAAGAGAAAAGCCGTCGACTCCTTCTTGTTGCCGAACGGCTCCAAGTGAGCAGCCTTGTACGCATCGCTCCCGTGATACAACGCATACACCTCGCTGTTGCCCTCCAGCTCACGCTCCATACGGCGCCACAGAGCCGTGCCCCGCACGTCCTCGCTGCTCGCAGCGGCACGGTCTGTCAAGTCGCACGTCAGCTGCAGCGCAGTCGTATAAGTCGTCAGCCGGTCGTGGTCGTCACGGCGGTAAGCGTCCAGCAAGTCGTCTGTCTGCTCGTCGCCGAAGCGCACACGCAGCAGCTCGTCTGTGCGCTGTATCACCGGCTGCATGTTCTGCCAGTCCTTATACGAGTAAGCCCCCGAGCTAGCCGACGAGAAGAAGAAGTAATGATCTGTATAAGCATAGCGTATCGCACGCACAGCCTTCGCCGTGCAGCCCCACTCTGGCGAGCGCAGCAGGTGCACCGTCATAGCCCGTGCACGGCACAGAGCCGTGCGCAGCTGTGCCTCAAGTGCGTCTACACGCTGCTTGCTCGCTGGGCTCACCGTGTCGTTGCTCACTATGCCGAAGCCCGTAGGCGTAAGCACCAGGTCGAGCTGGCGCAGCACTGAGAGAAAACCGTCAATGCACACAATCATCTTAAAGTAACGCTTTAAGGCAGTGCTCTCCTCAGCAGCCATAACCTGCTGAATGCCAACATCGCCAAGCAGTGAGATGCAGTAATTGTCGAGCGCCGTATCGATAGCAGGCTTCACCGACTCATACACCTCGTCATGAGCGCTCATGCCCACCGGCAACGACCACTCAAAGTCTTGTTTCTCAATCACTATGTCCATAGAGTTAAGTGTTAAGTGTTAAGTGTTAAGTGTTAAGTGTTAAGTGTTGGCGTTGGCATCGCCCGACACCTTCTTCGCATCCTTGTTCTCATCGAGCGTAGTCAGCATCAGCATCGGAACGTCTACCGTAGCCCGCTCATTCCACTCGTTGTAGTGCAGAATCACGTGATAAGGCTTCGTCATCACGTCGTGCCAAGGCTTCTCCAGAGCCTGCTTCAGCGTGAAGAGCTCGCGCTTGTCGCTGCCCGAGTTGTTCATCTGGCTCTTGCCGGGAGTAGCCCCCACAAGGTTAGGGTGCACCCCGTGGGCGAAGCACAGAGCGTTAGAAGCCTCGCTCATGTCGTCGCTCCAGTTGCCGCCCTCCTTCTTGCCGGCATCGTTCAGAGGCACTATGCGCACCATGCGGTTCTCCTTGCCGTTAGGGTCTACGTAGTAGCCCGATATCATAGCCTTGCCCGCATTCTCAATGCCCGTCACGAAGTCTATGATGTTCTGCTTCTCCTGCTCCTTGCGCTCACGTCGCTTGCGCTCGTCGCTTATGCACTCGTTGTCGCACACATTGTCCCAGTAGTCGTCGTGCACTTCAATCTGCACCCTCGGGGCCGACGTGTTCTTTATCATGTAGCGCTTGCCTATACCTATCAGACGGTATATGTCAAACCACGCATCTCTGAATATCGACGAGTAGTAGGGCAGGGGGTACACCTGGCAGCCCGGAGTCGCCATACGGCTCACGATAGCAAACTTGCGCTGCTTCGTAGCCTTCAGCTTCAGCCCCGTAGCAGGGTCTGGCTCCAGCCCCATGCGCACACGCAGGTCGCCCAGAGGGTCCCAGTAGTCAAGCAGCTCTATGCACTCTATGTTCTGCTCGTTGAAGAAGCCCAGCCGCCAGTCGCCGTAGAACACATGCTCGGCATTGCCCGACGGCGTGCTCCCACCATACTCAAAGCGGCAGTAAGCAGCATCCTTGTTGCGCACCTTCACGATCCTGCTGCCGTCGCGCGATAGGATTATCACAGTCACCGAGAACGAGTAGAACTTCATGTCCGTGGCCTGCTCCAGAAACACCTCCTGCAGCGAGTTGCGCAGGCAGAAGTCCAGTATCTCCTTGTCCGTAATGTCGAGCTTCGTCTTGCGGTCTACGAAGCGCAGGCCCTGCCCGTAGCACGAAGTGATGTTGAACTGCTGGCACTGGGCAGTCACCATATTGCTCATAATCTCTTTGCGCACACGGTAGGGCAGCTGGTCGTCGCAGCCCCATTGCACATATTTGTACGCACGGCCACCCACCTTGATGTCGCGGATGCCCTGCGCCCCCGGCACATCCTCGTCGTCCATCACCTCGCACGAGTCGCCGCCATACTCCGAGTTCACCGAAGCTGCAGCACTCGAAGCCCCGAAGCCCGACGGCACGATATGGTAGCGGCGGAAGCCGTCAGCATCAGGCTGCGCCGAAGCAGCCTGCAGAGTAGTATTAGTTTTAGTCATAAGAACACACGTTTATTGTTAATGAAGAAGATGAAAATCTGAGGCAGCGTGCGCAGCTCACGGTTCTTAGGGTTGCGCAGCCTTATGTACCCGCCACGCCAGTTCACGTGATGCACCAGCCACCCCTTATAGTGCAGCACCTTGCCAGTGCCGCCCTCCCACGCCATCACATCGACGAGCGTGCGGTGTTGGTAAGCCTGGTCAAGCAGGCGCAGCATGTCGCTGAAATGAATTGCGCCCATGGAGAGTTTTGAATTTTGAGTTTTGAGTTTTGAATTGTCGCCTTCGGCGATTTTGAGTTTTGAATTTTGAGTTTTGAATTCTGAATACTCAATTCAAAATTGAACAATTCAAAATGCGCGTAGCGCACAACTCAAAACTCAAAATTCAAAACTCAAAATTATTCAAAGGTATTGTCGAATGTGTTGTCGAATATACGGCCCGAGCGCAGCACGTCAACGACGTTGTGGTTGCGCTGCGCATACTGGTACGTGAAGGTGAAGCGGGGCAGCTCGTCGTCGGCGTTGCTGTATTCCGACTTCGAGTCTGTTATCGTCACCTCCTTGCCCACGTTGGCGTGCCCGTCTTTGAAGTTCACCACGTGCACCTCTTGCGAGCGCAGCAGCTCGTCGGCCCAGTTCGCCATCGTGAATGGCATGATGCCCGTGTCTGCCTTGAACTGGCGGGTCTCAACGATGTTGTAGTTGCGGTTGTAGCGGCCTATGTAGCCGCTGTCACGCTTGTATGTCGGGGCCACCGTATGCGTACCCGTGCAGTACAGCAGCTCCTCCACGCCGAAGGAGTTGACGAATACCAGAACCGGGGCGCAGTCGGGCTCGTCAAAGTCGATTGCGAACCGGAAGCTGCGCGCCCCGGCATGGACATCATAACATACCAGAACCTTGCCCTCAGCCACGAACTTGTCGGCAGACACGTCTATAGTTGTATACCTCTCATTGCCCGCCACCACGGCTGCATCAAACACCTTCTTCGCCCCGTCGTCATATTCAGCCGTCACCCGTGCCGCCTCCGTGCCGATATAGTGCAGGTATTCCAGACGGTTCAGCGCCGTCACCTTCTCGCCCTCAAGCAGCGTCAGGAAGCGTTTTGCCATGAAGTCGGCGGCACTCATGCCTATGTCGGCAGCGCTATATATTATGTCGGCGCTGATCGTCTTCGTGTCAGCAGACTCCGAGTCTTCTGTCTGCTCCACTATCTTTATGCCGAGCGCTATCTTAAGGCTATGCCGGGCGTAAGGCCCCAGCAGACAGTCGAGTTCGCAGAGCTGTATCTTACCCCCTACGGGATACAGACGCTCGTTGTATATCTCCTCGCCGTCTACCGTCATCACCACGGCAGCACGAAAACCACCTATCGAGAACTCAACATCAGGGATGTTGGCCGAAAAGCACGTAGCAGGAATTGATTGAGTGACTGTTATCATTGTCTTTGTCTTTTTATTACACCACAAAGATAACAACTCGCACCCGAACCTAAGAATACAAAAAAAGCGGCGTGCCCTATTCGCATAGAACACGCCGCCAGACAATGTAAAAAAATGTACTATATGATATTACAATAATTGCAAGCTACTTTAACAGACCCTTGAAAGCCTTTTGTATGCCTGCACGTTTAACGTCATCAGAAGGATGGCAATAAGTGTCCATCGTAATCTCAACACCGGCATGCCCGAGTATTGAGGACACTGTTTTCACATCGACACCTTTCTCTATCATCTGGGTAGCAAAGGTATGTCTCAAGCAATGATAGTTCAGATAAGGGACGTTAGCCGCCTTGAGCATCTGCCCATACCAAATGCGCAGTGTTCGTGTGCACGTAGGCTCAGCCGATAGCGAGGCAACAAAATAATTACCAGGATAAACCTTTGCGTAAGACTGTAGTATCTTGCGGAGTTTTGGTATCATTGGGATGTAGCGGTCGGAGGAAGCACTTTTTGGAGATTGCAGACATCTGGACATTACGTATTCCTCGTCAGGGCGAAGCATTTTCTGAATTGTTTTGACGATAGACACACACGTACGCTGTATATGTATTACACCTTCATCGAAATCAATATCAGAAAATTTCAATCCACATGCCTCTCCTACTCGTATGCCGGTAAACATAGTCACCACAACGGCAAGTCTGCCAGGAGTCGGATGCTCCTCAAACGTCTTTATCATACGCTCATATTCAGCGATCGTGAATCTTTTCACACGTTGCCTCGTTGCGCCCTTGACACGGGCCGTCACAACATCCTTTACTTTCCAATCTATTGAAGGCAGATTGCTTATACCCAAATCTTCGCCAGCATAGCGCATAACCATCCTAAATACGCGTATCAAATCAGCTATATAGTGATTGCTTGCCCCAGTATCGCGGAACCGCTCAAAACTGGCCTTCATCACATCCGCATCAAGAGAACATATATCTGCATCAGGGGCAAGAATACGGGTGAACGTCTTGCCAAGATTATAATAAGCGGCGACCGTAGATTGTTTAATCTCGGCCTTATGCTTATCAAGCCATCTGTCATAAACCTCAAAAAAAGTCATATCTTCCTCTCCCCTTTCATTTACATTGTTCAACAATAATATCGCCCGCCTCTGCCTTCACAACATCGCTAAACCCGAGAGCATCGTCACTCCGGTTTAGTAAAATATAGCGGGCCTTGACGGTACCCTCAAGTACGTCGCCATGGTAGACATACCCCATTATCCCACGTATGCTTAGGTTTAGCAGCAGCAAAGGGATGGCACGGTCGGACAACTCCCATACACTAATCATGTGCTGTGAAGGATAATAGTCCCACGGTATGGCACGTCTGCATTGCTCCCACCATGCGCTTATTATAAGCCCCCCGGTGCCGGCTGTAGGCTCATGTATAGTACCCACGGTAGGTAATGCAATCTTTGCCACAATCTCGGAAACCTCCACTGGAGTGAAGTCTTGTTTCTGCTTCTTGCGTTGCGCGAACTCCTCTTCATACAGCTGTCTGAACCAGTCGAAGCTCATGTCGTAGCGATTGACAGAGAGCAGCTCTCTGTATACAGCATCGCGCCGCTCTCTGTCGCCCATGACGATATTCATAGCAGCCTGCGGAAGATCTATAATGTCTTCTACGTTGAATATTCTGCAACAATCGTCTTTGTTCATAATAATCTCAATTAACCCATATAATTCATGTCGCGCCAAATCTCCCATCGTAGCGAGCCGTCGGCAGCAGTCTTCAGCCGATAGCCCCTGCGCCGCATATATATCACGATCGTGTGCAGGTCTACCGGCATGATGCTGTCGAGCTCGGTAGCAATGTCGTCGGTAGTCTTATACTCCGACGCGAGCGGTACGCCCAGCTCGCTGTTGCCCGGATAGGCTGAGCGGGAGGCGAAATAAGCGTCGAGCAGCTCAAAAGTGAACTCGTCAATCTCTTGTGCCTGGTCTTTGGTCTTGTTCTTGTCTTCTTCTGTCATCACAGTGCGTTTTTAAGTTGTTGAAGTTGTCTACTAAGCTCATCGACATTCTGCGCCATGTGCGCAAGGTCGCGCGCCTCAGGCAGCGAAGCCTCTATCGTGTCGGTGAGCAGATGAGTCACCACGTCACGCAGCAGCTCGATCTTCTGCTCCAGTGCCTCCTTGTCATTTAACCCTGCGGGGATATTCTCAATAGCAATCATAGCTCACCTCCTTTCTTATCTTCCAAAGTGTTGTTATATACATCTGCCCAGCCTATGCGGTCGCCGAAGAACGGCGTGGCAAACAGATGCGTGTCCGGGTTGTCGTTGCGCACGAATATACCCTGCACGGGTATAAAGCTGATGGTGGCAAATCTGCCAATCTCATCGAAGGGATGGTCTATGTCTATGTTGTTGTAGAGAATGAACTCATGCGCCACGTTCTTGGAGTCTTCGCAGCCCGGGCTCATGCTTCTCGTCAGTTTCTCGATGGCGAAATAGTCGCACGAGTGGCTTAATCTGGCTTCGAGTCTGTACAGCACCGTCTCGATGTCGGCTCTCAGTATGTGGCCGTCGCAAGTGGGGAACATGAGGCCGTTTAGGGCGCTGTTAAGCATATTGACCACCTGCTCCTCAAAACGAGTCTCAGTCTTACGATCAATCTTCACCACCACCATCGAGAACTGGTCGATGTAACGCTCTGCGTAGTCAGCTATCTCAGTTTTAGCCTTGCCCGTATTCATGCCTCACCTCCTTTCTCCTCAGGATGCTCCACATTGAGCTTATACACGTTGTAACCCGCCAGGGCTACACACGCAGCCGTCACGAGCAGGCTCACGCCACTCAGCGCAGCCCCCACAGTCATGAGGCCGAAAGCCCCGTACACGCGCAGCCCCTCAAGCCGGGTCACCTCCATACCGAACAGATTTGTCATTACTTTGCTCTTTGCGTTGAGCCAAGCCTCGATCGAAGCCTTGCCGATGCCCAACGGGCGCAACTGAGCCGTGCGCTGAATTGATGCAGTTGTTTGCATAATATTGGTAAGTTGTAGCCTTATCCCGGGAACCGCCCGGTACGGTTGACGATAGGGTACGAAAAAAGCGGCTCGCACTTCCTCGTCTGCTACAACTTACCGATGCTTCCGCCGAAACTAAGGGCTAAAAACACGTGGAAGGCGAACCGCCGTATATCATTTACTTCTCCACATTATTATGCGGAGAGTCCGCATAATCTAAGGGCGAGCCTCAGGAATGCGGCAAGTTACGGGCAAAAAAATAAGCCCATAACCTATAATAAATGTTGGTCGGGCTTGAACATATATCCTCGCCCTTAGATTATGCGGAGAGTCCGCATCAATAAATTGTAGCGATGGCAAAGGTATGGAATAAGATTGAAACGGGCAAGCGTTTTGACGAAAATCTTTCAGAAAAACATAAAAGAGTATTATTATGAATACTTTTATGGCTAAAAATTTGCATAACAGTATTATTTTTACTACCTTTGCATTGTCAAACAAAAGCTCTTTGATATGAGAAAGTACAAAGTATCTGAAGTCATCAAGCTGCTGGAGCGAGACGGATGGGTGAAAATAGCTGAGAAAGGCGACCACAAACAATTCAAACACCCGGACAAACCAGGCAAGGTGACGGTAAGAGGGCAGAAGAGCGAGGTGCTTAGCCAATTTCTTCTGAACAGCATTTGGAAACAAGCGGGGTGGCGATAAGCGCCCCGCCCCTTTCCGAGGTTTGACAAAAAATAGACAACTAACACCTATATTGATATGGAAAAGATTATAGTAGAAGTAAGATGGTGCGACCATAACTTTGGAGCCACATTATCAGACAACGTACCAGGAGCCATCGTCTTAACAGCCAAAACCTACGATGAACTGCAGAAGGAAGTGCCTGAAACACTCCAGTTTCACCTTGAAGGGATTAAAGCCGATGGCGACGAGATTCCGCAATGGCTCGCCGAGGGCGATTACGAGTTCGTCTACCACCTCGACACTGCTGCGCTCATACGATCGTGCGAGCGCTACGCCTCGCTTGCAGCCATTTCGCGAGCTTCCGGAGTGAACGAGCGACAACTAAGCCACTACGCCAACGGACTTAAGAAGGCACGCACGCAGCAGCGCGAGCGCATAATAGAAGGATTGCACAAAATAGGACGCGAACTGCTGTCCATATCATAGAGCATATTTGACAATCACAGTAAGCCCGACCGCCAGAAATGGAGGTCGGGCTTTTATATTAACATCACCCCAGACCCTTCACCACAGCCCTCTCACGGTCTGACAGCTTCACCGGTATTGAAGCTGGACCTTTGACGCTGGCTTTATCGTCAGATATAAGGAAGTGATGGCAATGAATCTCTTGGTCATGTCTTGGACAAATCTTGGACACACCCCCGATGCCTTCGGGATGCGTTCGGGATGGCTATAGAAAAAATATGGCACAACGCCAAAGAAAAAAGTAGATTGTTTTGCCCGGAAATTAGATTTCTTCACCCGAAAACGAGGCTCGCAATCTACTTTTTGCCCGAACTGGCACAAAAAAGCCCCCGATGCGTCACGCACCGAGGGCTCAACGAGTTCTCTTATATAAATGAAAGCTGCGAATTAGAAACTTGCAGCGGTCAATTCTTTAGTAATGTTGCCGATACACTCAGCAAGGCGGTTGTAAGTTTTCTCACCGGCATTTTTCAACCCACTCGTATATTGTCGCATAAGCGAAGGATTGATGCCGGCACGCTTGGCGATGTCGGTAACATTGAGAAAGGAGAAGTAGTTGAAAAACGAAACGAGGTCGAATGTGTATGTGAAATCTACGTCTTCAAACACCTCGCCGCTCTCTTCGGCATCAGCTTTAGCCTCTTTGTAGCACTCAAGCAAATCTCTCTTTGCGTCAGCCACAGTTTTACCGCAGCCCGAAAGCATTGTGTTGCCGTTTATCTCCTCGGCTGTGCGACACCAGAAATAGCCGTCGCTTGCCTTCTCCACAACAATAGTTATTACTCTCATATATTATTTTTGTTAGATTCGATGAAAAACGAGCCCCAAAACACACAGACCATTATAAGAAAAGGAGATGAAAAGGGGTCGGCCGTAATACCGACCCCTAATTTCAAGCCGACAAGTTTTTGAGAATACTGTTGGCAGTTCCCTTAGGAACCTCGCCCGGATGTCTCGGAACCCAGTCTGTTTTACCAGTCATTGGATTTTTCCACTTGTCGTGACCACTCCCAGATTTGACGAAGAAGCATCCCGCTTCTTTCAGTCTTCTTTCTAATTCTGATCTTTTCATTGTTTTAAAGAGCTCGTTTGTCTTATTGACAATGCAAAGGTAGCAAAAAAGTTATAAACCGCCAAACGTTTAGGTAACTTTTTTGTTACGTTAACAAAAAAGCCCCCGATGTTCTTGCACCGTAATAAGATTGAAACGTGCAGGGATTTTGGCGATTTTTTTTCAGAAAAAGTTTTGGCAAGGTGTAATATAACGATTAACTTTGCGGATAACAAACCGTAAAAGCTAACATATATGGACGAAAAAACTCGCGATATTATCACGACGATAGCGACCATTATCGCTATCATCTGTGCTGTGCTCAACTGTATAGTGACAGCTATTTCGCTGTGTGGAGACAATTGAGTAATAAGCCGAGCAAGGCAACAATAGCACTCACAACAGACAAAACGGCTCTGTACTGGTTTATCGTTTCCAACAATCTCTTATGCTTGAGGTATGTCAAGACCCCTTTGCTTGCAGCCTTACAACCCTCTTGAGTAAGCCGCACACGCCAACCATAAGTACCCTCAAAATAGATGAAGGCATCAGCCTCGAGCAGATTGAGCACCTCATTATGTAGCCAATGGTCATCCGTTACCTTGTACATGGCAGCACAAAAACTATCCTTTGGCATGGCTGAGCCAGCAGCCAATAAAGCAGCAAGGGCGGCATCGGCAGCCTTTGCCTGAGTATCATTATAAATCATTTTACAAATATTTTAATTCACACACAAAATTAGCAACAAACTCCAACATAAGCAAAAAAATGACTGGGGACTTCGCAGCCGCCAGCCATAAAACGTGAATTAAAATATTTTAAAATTTTGATATTGCAAAGTTAACCATTTTCGTGGAGACACGCAAATGGAAAGCCCCCGATGCTTTCGCATCGAAGGCTGTCGTGTGATAAAAAAACTACCGCTATAAAGCCACGCTCATAGAGCTTAGCTTGTTTGACATATCGCTGAGGGCAAAACGTAGAGTCTTCAGTTCTTCGTCAGAGAACTGCGAAGGTTTGCCGTTGATGATATTACCGTTAAGCTTATGGGCAAGCCATGAGCGCGACTTCTTGAAATAAGTCTTGGCGATGTAGGCCATCGACACCATGTCGGTAATCTCACCAAGGCGCTCAGCCATACGCTGCACTTGCACATCCGCTGCAGTAGTCTTGATAAGACCCTCTAAAGCTTCAGTGAAAGCCTGCTCATTCTCACTTCTCAAAGCGCTCATCTCAGCTGCAACAGCTGCACGCTCTTCGTCGGTCGTTGCCAAGCGATTGCGCTCGGCAAGAGCCTTAATCTTGTTCTTATAATCTGTCATAGTATATTTTGTTTGAACCTTTGTTAAAAACTCCACCTCCCATTTTAAGGGAGAGGAGTCTTTTTCAGTCATTCTTGATGTCGTCTTCAAGTCGGTCGATTTCTTTTTGTGCTATCTTTTTGAAAGTACTGGGGAACTTCTGCCAATACTCAAGATAGAAAAGCAAATCGTCTTCTTTGTCCTTAAGTTCCTTTGATTTTCTTTTTTTACTCATAGGCGATATGTTTTTATCACAATGCAAAGGTAATAAACTTTTGTTGAATATGCAAGAAAAAGAATAAATATTTTCAACAAAAGTTTAAAAAAATATTGTCGTAGCAAAAACATCGCACAACGCCAAAGAAAAAGCCCCCGATGCATCTCGCACCGAGGGCTCAACGAGTTCTTTCAATTATTTAATTTCATTAAACATGAAACAAAATCAATATAATACCGCATGCTGCATTTTGTCGGCAAGACTCTTTAGCCCTGCCACAATCTGCAACTTGCGCTCTTCGCTTGGCTTGCGCACACCAATGGCATATTGTCGCATAACAGACGGGTTAAGACCAATCTCGCGAGCCACACCAGCTATGTTCACAAAATCGTAGTAACTGAACAGCGAGCCTACATCGAAGCGATACTCAATCTCAAGCTCAGGCACCTCGATGCCGTCTTCTTTTAAGTCAGCAACGGCATCTTGCCAACCGCTCAGCATATCGCCGATGGCTGCCTTTGCCGACGAACCGAGACCAAGCACACCGGTCTTCAGCTCAGCGACATTCATATAGCAAGAAAAATTCTTCTCGCCCGGCTCTCTTTTTACATTGGCAATTACTCTCATAAGCTATAATCGTTACATTTATAATGTCAAATAAAGTTCTTCCAACCCGTTACCCATTCAGAAAAGGGAGCCGCCCGGAACTTGCCGGGCAGCCACCTCGTTTACTTGATTAAAAGGCCCTTAAGAATAGACTTTGCAGTCTCATACTCAATTTCCTTACTACCATGCCTCGGGACTGATGTCCTTCCGCCAGTTTTTGGATTTACCCAAATGTCGTGTTTGGAACCATGGCGCTTGATAAAGCATCCAGCTTTTACCAAGACCCTAATCAATTCTGAATGTTTCATGTTTTGAAAGAACTATTTGTCTTGTTTTATTAAGACAATGCAAAGGTAACAAAAAAGTTAGCAACTACCAAACGTTTAGCTAACTTTTTTGTTACGTTAACAAAAAAGCCCCCGATGCTTTCGCACCAGAGGCTCCTCGATTTGAACTTGTTAATCTTGTGGAGTAGCTTCACAGCCACTTGTGTATATATGTCGTATGAATAAAAAATTAATTATAGCTAAAACCTTAAATCTAACAATTAACCGAAAATTACTAAAGGCATCAGGTACCTTCACAGGCACCTGATGCCTTTAGCAAAAATGGTTCTAAAACCCAGTTAATCCTTTAACTAGAAACAAAAGACACAAGTCGCCACTCGTGCACACATAAAGTATGAAATTCCAGATTATTCTATCCTCAAAAATCACCAAAAGAATTGCCTGCAAAGGTAAGATTAATATCCGACAAAAACAAGACAAAAACCAACTATAATAAGATGAATCGCCAAAAAGCCCCTTGACGGTGGCTTTTTACCGCTTTGGGACCCGCCGCGAAAAATGGCTGCGACGTTTTTCGCGGCGGGCGCAAAAATCTCCCCACCATTTTGTTGATGTCGACAAAATGGTGGGGATTGTTGTTTTACATCCTGCCCTCCTCGTTGTAGCTATAATATTGCCTATCGGTAACGATGACGTGGTCAACGAGGAAAATCCGCATCGTTTCGCACGCCTTTTTCAGTCTGAGCGTCAGACTGTCATCATCACGGCTTGGGCGGTTGTTGCCACTCGGATGGTTGTGTACGAGGGTGAGCGTAGTTGCGTTGTTTAGCAGAGCCTCCCGAAGAACCACACGCACATCAACGGCGGTCTCCGTCAGTCCGCCCGTTGATAATTGAAACGATTTTATCAGACGGAAGCGGTTATTCATCAGAAGCACGTGCGCCTCCTCGTGGTCAGCCGTGCCCAACATCGGGCGGAAGTAGCGCCAAACGGCTTGGGCGTTGTCGAACACCTCACACTCGGATGCTGCTTCGTGCTCGATGCGCTTGGCAAGTTCGAACGCTGCTTGTATCGTCAAAGCCTTTTTAGGTCCTACGCCCTGCACTACCTCATATTCTTCGGCTCGGCGGTTGGCAATGTCGTGAAGCTTACCGCCACACATATTCAGAAGCTGGCGAGCCTGCTGTAAGGCTGCGCCCTGGTCGTTGCCCTGCCCGATGATGATACTTAACAGCTCCACATTGTTGAGTGAAGCGAAACCGTTGTTATAAGCCTTGAAGTCGGGGCGCTCTTCGCGCAATAAAGAATTGTATTCCATAATGTTCAATGTTAAGTTATTTGTTTACTAATACCGTACGAGCTAAGAACATCGCACCCAATACGTTAGCGCCAACCGCTTCAAGTTCTTCGGCAAACGTCTCGGCTGTTGTGCCTGTAGTAATAAGGTCGTCGAAGAGTATCACGTTCTTGCCGTTGAAGAAATCGGGGTCGGTGCTGACGGCATACCCGAATGACTCGCTGACGATGTGCTCGGGGTTGTTGTGCTTCGCCTCACGCTTGCCGAAGATGTTCACGTGTTCCGTTCCGTTCTGAATGCTCGTGCGCTTGCTCACCTCGGCAGCGAAGCGCTTGAAGCGTCTGATATATTTGGCGTTGGTAGCCGCCGGAATGCAACAAAGCACATAGTCGGCACAGCTCACGCCATACCATTTTGTAAGGCGTTCCGACACGATATTAATAGCGTAGTCGGTAGCGTCACGACGACCGTCCTTAAACGCATAGATGAAGTTGCGGACACTCTCAGCGCCTTTGTCAGCAGTAGCGAAGCGCTTGGGAACGTATTTGTAGAAGTTGGCTGTACGCATATCGGGGAATTTTGAGTTTTGAATTATTCTCAGAGGCGAGAAAAGAGCTTTTTACATCTCTCATCTGTAGCCCGTTTGAGAGTTTTTTTTTATTATTCACGTCGGGTCGAATTTCGCTTTTTACGCCGCACCCAAACGGCGGAGCCAAGGCGATAGGACAAGAAAACGGAGCGGAAATTTTACGGAAAACCGAGTTTGTGGAAGGAAGCCGTAGGAAGAAGAAACTCGGAAGGCTGCCGAAAAAATTCAGAGCCATTAGCACAGCGGTTCTTGGCAGACAGCCGTCCGCCGTAACTTCGCGAAGTAAAAACGATATTAGATTCTACCCGATGTACCATAGCCATCAAAAAGGCTCTCATACGGATAAGCGCAAGATGTCAAAAAATCATTCTCTAACCGAGAATACCGATATAAGGGCTTGTCCCGACAAGCGTTTTTGCTTCTTTTCCGCAATAAAAAGAAGCCGAAAAATAAGAAATGAGCGCCAAAAAGCGCACCTTTTCCATACCCGCAAAATCTTTCAGCCTAAAAATCAACGACTTAGGCTGAAAGATTTTGCGGGGTGCATCAAATTCACTTTGAGCAGCACTACACCGCCCTGCGCCTCGCTCGCAATTGCCTCCCCCTCCTTGAGCGGAATATGTAGGACGAACCTCCCAATATGTGACCTAGAGAGGTTGCGAGCCAACGGCACACCCCTCATCAGCGGTTAGCAGACCACACAAGCAGATTGGCAATTGCCACAAAAAAGCCCCGACACCGAAGTGCCGAGGCCGAGTGTTAAAAGAATAAATTAGTGCGCCGAAAGCTCTAACGGCGACTTAGTGTTCAATTAAACGGCGCATCTGTAGCCGGAGCTTTTATATTGTCTGCCGCATGACGTATGCGGTCTGCGAGGTCGTTGAGGGCACAATACAGCTTGTCTGCCTCTTCGGGGCTGAAACCGCCTACGCCACCATTGCCGTCTATGCCATACATCTTCTGTTGAAACCACGATACCGACTTGTCAAAGTAAGTGCGAGAAATCTCACGCCATGACACAGCAAGGTAAATGTCACGCATACGTTTCTTCATATCGGTTATCTTCTCTTGCTTTTGTCTTGCTACTACTTCCATAACGATTATCTTTTTATATTGTTTATCTAAAGGCTCTCCCCGAAGGGAGAACCGTGGTTAATCTTTAATCCTTAGGCATGTCTGTCATCCTCTGGAACAAGTCCTCAGCATAGTCGAGCAGGTCTGGATAACCATTAGGATAACTGTTGCAATAATTGCGAATTGCCTTGATTAGCTCCTCCTCTTCGGGAGTCACATTCATTTTGATTGTTTCTTGTTTCTTCATATATAATGCTTTATTAATTGAACAATGCAAAGATACTATTTTTTTGAATAGTATGCAAATAATTCACTAACTTTTTTGTTAGTAAATGAGAGTATATCAAAAAAGCCACCGACGCATCACGCGCCAGTGGCAAACAAATCAAAAACTATTATCACAAAAAAACGTAGAAAAAACTTAACCGTAAGTATTAGCGACACCAGCAGCACCCTGATATACGGGTTTAGTCTCAGCGCCTATGCAGAGCACGTCGAAAGCATCAGAGCCATCGGTACGGGCCTCCAGCTTGTCTTCTTCGGTCTCTGCATACTTCTCTCCACTCTTGTCCTTCTTGCCGTTGCGCACGCCTGCAGAAGTGATGGAGATGATAAGGTCGGGGTTGTTGTCACGGTTGATAAGCACCTGCAGACGGGCACGACCACGTAGCATCTTATTGATGAGAGCATTCTTCTCGACATGGTTCATCGGGTTGCCGAGGTAGACCTCACGCACAGTCCACCCCATCGAGCGCAGCGTGCGGACAACCTCTTTGTGAGGGTCGTTGTAATGAAGACCCCAGTTAGTGCCTACCATTGTCGAGTCGTAGTAGAATATAATCTGCCGACGGCGGTGGTAGCGATAGTACTCGTTGAAGTCTTCGAGCAGTTCGGGAATCTTGCGCTCGTACTTCACGAAGAACGATTTGATAACGTTGAGCTTCGAGCCCTTCACCTGACCGACCACAAGCCAGTTAATGAGGTTGTTAGTATCGAAAGCAATGAGCAGAGGCGAGCGGTCGTCGCGGTCGGCATCCATACGGCAGTCGTCAGGGATGGCACCATTGTCAGAAGTCACGAGATTGTGGATGTTGAGCACGCTCTCATTAGGAGCCGTGTAGAGATTGACATCCTCACGCAGACCACCGTAGAAGCCGTCAGCCGATATGCTCACACGCTGACACATAATAGAAGTGGCGAATGTGAGCGGAGGGAGGTCACGCTTGGCACGTCGAATGAAGTCTTCGCCCAGAAGCGCCAAGTTCTCGATCGAGGAATACTCCTTGTATAGGAGACACTTCGAGCGGAAGAAAGAGAGCTGCTGATTAAGATCATCGATGCGCCGCTGAATTTGCTGCTGCTTGTCAGGAGATTTGACGAGCTTCTGCTTCAGTCGCCAGATCTGGAAGACGATGCCCTCAATGACCTCGACAAGTTCAGGGTCTTGTTTATCCTTGTAGCTGAGAAACCACGAGCCTTTTTTGGTGACCGGCATATCGGACGTGACAGTCATGCCATGGTGAAGTGGGAAGTGCTTGAAGTACATCTCATTGCCACGGTTTGCCTGAAAAGTCTCGTCTTTGAGCTGCTCGAAGTCTACGAACTTCGCTTCATCGATGATGACATAGTCTAACGACATCGAGTTAGAAGTGCCCGTGCGGTCTTGCGAAATGATGTTGCATACAGAGCCATTGTAGAACGAAATAGTATTGCTCCACTCGGCAGGCGTGAAGATAGGCGACTTCCAATGCAGACGCTTCCATGGTCGTTTGCCAACGATATAGTGGAGGTCACGCTTGTAGCCCCACCGCTCAAGATGAATGAGCAGAGAGGGCAGGATATTAGTAAGGCATCGCTTCACGGATGGCGACACGAAGCCACCCATGGAGCCGGGCATGCCTTGAAAGCACGACTGCAGGCGACGTGCCTGGATGGCACCCTTGCCCACGCCACGCCCGGCAACAATAACCTCGTCGCGAGTATTCATAGCGAGCGCATAGTATTGCGCATCGTTGAAGTATTGCAGGTTAGGAGAAGTATTGTCACTCATCGTCGTCAGTTTTTATCTCTTCACGAACCTCCTCATATTCAGCATCTTGTATAATAGTATTAGAGTACTTCTTATACAGCGCACGGATCTTGCCACGCAGGTCGGGAATGCGCTCAATGCCGAGAACCGACGGATCATCGGTCGGTTCGAAATTCTGAGGAATAATCTTGTCGAACTCAAGCTCAGGCTCATCGTCTTTGTCTGTGCGGTTATTCTGCACAAGAACCTTGGATAGTGAAGCCACCGAGCGGAAATCGCCAGCCCGTCGGGCAGCAGCAATATCCTGCTCGATGGACTTGTTAATCTTCCAGCGCATAAACTCCTTGGTAGTCTGTTGCAGATTGCCGAGCAGCACCTTGACCAGATGCAGGTCTTCGTAAGCCAGCGAGCGCGAGACCTTGAACATAGCCATGTCGTATTGCACGAGATCGTTGTCGAGCTTCGAGGGGAACTGTAGCCAGTAGGCATACATGCCACGCAGCCGATGAAGGCGCACGAGCACGCCCTCGGCAACGTTGAGCTCACGAAGTTCAGAGTCGTCGAGGGTGACATAGCGAGAATATTGGTCGAGATTGACTGGAAGCATGTTCGAGTTTTGAGTTTTGAATTTTGAGTTTTGAATTATGAATGTTGAATTAGCCGATAGACGACTGCGCAACTTGCAGGAGCCGTTGACACTCTTGTATAGAGTAAGGAGAGCCAGCGAGGGCAGTATCGTGCAGAGTGCGACGTAGCTCGAGTGCAGTAGTCGACGAGCCTCTGATGTAGGCGGTGCGAGCCGGATGGCCGACAGTAGCGATGTCGTCGCACAGCTGTCGCTCATCAATACCCAAAAGGGCGGAAATCTCCGTCGGGGTCATCATCTCCCTCGCATGGTTTTCGATCTCGCTCAGTAAGTCGTTGGAATAGTCCATTAAGTTCAAGAGATTTATCGACGACCCCCCTCAGACCGGCCAACAGCTGATAATAAGCAGCCGTGTCTGTAGTAATCATAGTGCACTCGGCACGGTCGCCATAAGTCTGATTTTGCGATGAAATGACCGACACAGTAATGTCAGCAGTCTTGACAAGCACAATCTTAGAGTGATTCTGCCCCAGGAACACGTGGTCGAAGCAGCTCTGCATAAGCCGATAGAGCTGCACCGTCTTGCGAGCAGCCTTGAGGTCAGCGACGAGTGTGGCGTTGTTGATAAGATTACGGCGACGTAGGCGCAGGAAGCCAGAGAGGAAAGCGTCGGAAGTTGAGAACGTAGAAACATAAACGTCGGCACGCCCGGTCTGCTTGAGAATCCACCCGAGCAGACCGAGCGTGTGCAACCCAGTGCCGAGGTGGTACTGGGTAGAAGCATCACTCAGCGGAAGGAACGAAAACGCCCGCTTCATCGAGTTTAGCCTTAAGTTCGTCGCCTATAGGAGCCTTGTTGTCAGCCAGCACAGCCACACGCTTCTGCACCTTCTTCTGCAGGGCGCTGTACTCTTCGAATGCCTTGGCATCGTCAGTCTTCAGCGTAGCCTCACGCAGTGAAAGCAGCTTGTCGGCATACTTAGTGATATAAGAGCGGGCGTTGGCAATCTCCTTGGCAATATCAGCAGGAGAGAGCTGCTCGTCAACATTGTCAGCATCAGACTGATAGTCATCGTAGCGCTGCAGTTCGCTCTTGTAAGTGTACCAAAGCTCTTTGAGCTGGCAGAGATACTCGTAGCGGTCGCATGGCTGCTCAATGCCCAGCAGCGTATTGTACAGCTGCTTGATTTTGTGCCATCGCTCGCGGTTGTCAGACCACACGCAGCGCACGTTGTCAGGCAGCGAGTCGTGGTCGGCACGGATGCCCGAAGCAGCCGGCAGGAAAGACGCATCATCATCAGCACCCTCGTCAGCTTCGCCCTCTTGGTCGTGAGCCTCCTGCTCATCGACAGCAGCCTTGACCTGCGGAATGAGGTCAGCATCGAGCGCCTTGACATCCTGGAGAGTCATTTTAGCGAGGCGCATAGGCAGGAACTTCTTGAGCTCGTAGCGCACCTTTGACTCGTAGCGCTCTGGACGGCGGATTATGGTCTGGTATAAAGCCATGTTGCGGTTGAGCTTCAGAAGCATCTCCGCACCACGCAGGATAGACTCGCGGTCGTGAGACTCGGAGTCGAGCCACTCCTGCATATTATGAGTAAGTTTGTCGTCGATCATAATTCAAACTAAAAAAGGGCAGTCGCACGATCGCTCGTGAGACCGCCCCAAAAATATGAAACACCTATTAAGTATATGAAGAAAAGCCTTAAGCAGCCGGTACGACAGCGAGGCCAGTAGCGCCAGAGAAGTCTCCGTCGGCGGTCTCAATCTTGCCCGGATAGAACGGAGCAGGATATTCGTCGTCGCAGACAGCCTGAATAGTTGTCGAGTTGGTATCAGTAGCAGCCTTGCCGAGGTCTTGCGACAGAGCCAGCTCTGGAGTGAACGCCTCAGAACCGACCATGCGCGCCTTGCCGTTGCGCTGAATGAAGAGATATACCATCTCATCGTTGTTAGCCTGAGCGATATATCCGGTAATCTCCTCCTCAGTGCCAGGAGCTACGGCAGTGCCCGTAACCTTGAAAGTCTTCGAGCCGAAAGTGCCCTGCGACTCGACCTGCAGCTGCGACTCATTAGGAATGAGCGCCACCTTGTGCCACTTCTTGTCAGAAGCGAGAGTGAAGTCACCGGTATACTTAGCCACCTCTGCGAGAGACTTAGGAGCCTCGCCGCCGATGGTCGGCCACTTGACAATATCCTTCTTAGAAATGCCGTAGACCCAACCACGCACGCCCGGAAGCGACTTTGAGCCAGGGCAGAAGTTAACATCGCTGTATATAGTACCAGCACCAGTACATTTTGCCATAATATTGAATTTTAGAAGAAGAAAAGGGAGGAGAGCAGGAGACCATACGGTCGCCCTGCCCACCTATATATAGAGAAACTACAACAGCCTTAAGATTAGAGTGCCGACTTGCGCCAGTAGCGGAGAGCCTCAGGCGACACCGACTCGAACTGAGTACCGAAGAAGTAGTTCATGATGAAGTCGACATCGTAGTGGTTAGTCAGCGAGCCCTTCACGAGGAACTTCTCATCATCAGTCTTTTGGTTGAAGATGAGGAAGATGTTGCTCTTAGGAGTAAGCAGCAGGAAGTCTTTAGGCACGCACGGCAGCGGAACCAGTTCGACATTGCTTGCACCGTCAAGAGTGCGCTTGTCATAAGCCTGGTTGTAAGGCAGCGAGCCGTGGTTTGTCTGATAAGCCTCAGTGTAGTAGTGATAAGACTGGTCGCTCATGAACAGCTTGAGCTGCTGAGAGCGGAGCTTGGCGCAAGCCTCGGGCGAACCAGCCTCAGACCAGTAGAAGTCTTTGATTACATCTTCGGCATTATCCTTAGTGATAGACTCAGCGCCCTCTACGAGGTTGCCCAGTTCCTTAGTGATAAGCTTCTTCTTGAGTTCGTTGGTACCGTCAATATCCATGTCGAGGATAGCCTTAAAGCCATTGAACCACTTGGCAGTCTCAGTAGTGTTGCTTGAGTCGTGCTTGGCAGTGAAAGAATTCATGAACATCTTCTCACCCACCTTCTTAACGAGATAAGCGCACACCTGGTTGACAATAGGCACATTCTTAAGACCATCACCCTTGGTGACGTTGCTGCCCCAGATAGACTGGTAGATAGCGTTGGGGTCGATGCCCTGAATAACGTTGCCGAAGAAAGTCTCGAAGATGCGAGGGTCAACCTTGACATCGGCATCCTCGTGCTTAGTCTTAGAATAGTTGCCAATCTCAGCATTCGCCGACATCTCGCTGATAATCTCACGGTAGCGGATGCCCGTGCGCACATTACAATGCTGAGCAAGAGCCTGCATAGCGAGAAGCGGCATGATGACGAAGTCCTTGCGGTAAGTCTTGAAGCACTTGGCAAGATCTTCGGCACCATAAGTAATATTACCTACTTTTATTGAAGCCATAATTACACGTTTTTGATAGAGTTAAACATATCCTGCGCGGTGAAAGACTCCTCACCACCAGCAGGCTTGTTGTTAGTCTCGTCACCAGCAGCGCCCTTGAGAGCCTTAATCTGCTCGTCTTTCTCAGCCGAAGCCTTCTGAGCATCAGCGAGCTGAGTCTCAAGAGAAGTCTTAGCCTCGTTAGCCTCCTTGAGCGCCTTCGAGTCGGCATCAGCCTTCTCTTTGTCAGCCTTAAGTTGGTCGTCGATGCTCTTCATCTGCTCTTGAGTGAGGACAACGTTGCCCTCATCGTTAGTCTTGAAGCCGTCAGTAACGTTGAGCAGCGCCATGACGGAAGCGAAGATTTTGATCATCTTTATATTATTTTTAGTTGCGTGTTGGTTACGGAATAGGCTCTTGAGACCCTCACACGTCTTCTGAAGGAAGCTCTGAGTTGGATTGCCGTCACCGTCAACCACTGATGCCACCATAGAGGCAGCATCATCCGAGGCCTGTGGTTGCGGTAGCGGCGGTATGCCTGCATCCTTGAAATTGGTTGATATATTGTATTGGTTAATGAACTGACCGGTGAACTCGTCAGCAGCCTTCTCAGCCTGCTTGTCGACACGTATCTCATCGACCAGACCGAAGTCGAGCGCCTGCTGGGCGGTCAGCCAGTTGCCTTTCTTCATCTGGGCGAGACACTCATCAACAGAGCGTCCGGTCTTGTCGGCATACATCGAGGCGAGCACATCGTCGAAAGACTTGAGCGATTCGCGCTGCTCTTTGAGCTTCTCGATATACTTGTCAATCTGCTCCTTATTGCTCTGCTCATACTTATCAATGAGCACAGACACATTATGGATAAGGAAAAAGCTACCCTTAACAATGTCGATAGACTTGCATCCGAGCATGGCAATGGTAGCGATAGAAGCATTCATGCCGAAAGCGTGAGCGTGCACGTTGCCGTGATCGCGAAAAGCCTGGTTAATCTCAAGGCCATCCTTGACGAAGCCACCAAGCGAGCAGAAGCCGACATGTACCTCTTTGCCTTTATTTTGATTGAGCACATAGCGGACATAGTCGGCCGAGCAAGAACTCCACCAACTGCCGATAGTGCCGGAAATGACGAGATTATATTCCATTTGCAAAACTTTTTATGCAAAGATAACACATAAGATATGCTCTTTGAAAATACCCTAACCATATATATTAGGCACGATATACGGCGGAACGTGCAGGCTACGATGGGTAATAGTGACCTCTACGAGCTGATTGTCTTTGACCGACTCAGGGCACGTGTCAGTGACCTCAATGACCGTGAACGGCCTGACATGAGAGCCGACGAGGAACTGCCGGTCATCAAGCAGCGTCACACGGAAAACGAGATGCCGATGATGAAATCTCAGCAGATCATCGGTAGTGAGCAGCTTAATAGTGGTAGTAACCACCTTATTGCCATCATCCGGCTTGGTAGACGACACCATAGACGGGTGCTCCTTGACGCACACCGGGAACCATGTGACCTCAGACGGGATGCGCACCCTGCGCGGGCTCAAACGTCGCATAAGTTTCAAGTCGACGTTGAAGGCATACTCTATAGCCTTGATGATTTTAACAGATTTCATAATTTTGAGCATTTGAACGGCTTCGAACGGCCGTGAACAAAACAGGCCTTCTTGTCGTTATGATTTATAGATATTTTAACACTAAAATCAGTTGTCTTTTTCTCTTGACGTGCGTCGCAGGTCAATGCCCGACTTGAGGTAAGAAGAGCGCATGCGCTGGAAACGCATCTTGACGGTATCCTCGTAGTCGATGCTGATGCCGTTATTCTCACACCACGCACGCACAGCCTTAAGCAGAGGGCAGCGCAGCGCCTCGACCCCATTAAGGTCGTGCCACAGCTGTAGTCTGAAAGTATCTTCGATGCAATCGACCAATGCAGCTCGTGCATGGATGCCGAGATAGTTGTATGTGATGACCGGCTTCTGCTTTGAGTCTGGTATGTAGACCGCCACCTCGCCCTCGCCCTGCATCTTAGGTATGCCCCCAGGCTGGCGTGTCAGGAACCTGCGGATGCACGCATTCTCGGCGCTTTGGTCTGGAAAGCGTACCGGAGTGCCATAGTGGAACGCCAACCACTGAGCGATTAAAGGCTTGACCTTAAGGTAAACTACAAATTGTGACACGAATATAGCTGTTAGTGAATGATGAATGAATAAGATATTTGAATGCTTGCAAAATTAGGAAAAAAAGAACAAAAATCCTAATAAAGCAGGATATTTTTCGGCTGAAATGTGGCTTTTGTCCGTGTGTGTTCGGATTTCTCTCTGTGTCTATCTCTATTTTGTCAGAAAAGTTTGTGACAGATGTTATTTATGTGACAAGTCTGTAACTTATTGAATCACAGTGCTCACAAAACAAAAAGATGTTTGTGAGCAACTTTGTGACAGAAAACCAAGTTTGTGACATCGGTCGCCAACGGCCACCCGACAAGGGCTTGTTGCAAACTTGAAAAGTTTGTGACAGCTTTGTGATGTAGGTTTGTGACACTTTGTGACACCTCAAAACCCCTTTATTTATTATACTTTTTGACCTTTTGGAACATCATATTACAAAATCACAAAGTTTTCTGACAAAATAAAGGAGGGGTGTCGGGGAGTGGCAGAAGACCGCCGTAGTACTCTCTCAGATAAGCTTGTGGAAAAATGGAACAGTCTGCTACAGGCTGTCCGTAACTGTGACAACACAAAAAAGCGCTGCACAGGCAGTAATACCTGGCAGCGCCCAAACCCAATAAAACGAAAAGTGAAATGAAAATGATCAGAACGGCCGCTCATCATCAGGATCGCCGAACGGCAGCTGTTGCTCTGTCGCTTGCTCTGTGGTCTCGTTGAGTGGCATAGAGCGCACGAACAGCATATCTTTAGTCTTGCGTAGCTCTGGAGTCACCTGCACAGCCCTCTGGATGCGACCGCCGGAGTTGCACAGCTCTGGCGGGTTAAGGCAGTCAACCCATGGGCACAGCTTGCAGAACGCCTTGAGCTTCTTGGTGAACGATTGCATAGTGATGCGACTGACATTTGAATAGCGTTGATAGTCGTTGAACACCTCGTCACGCGGCACATAGTCGTCGAGGTGGCCACTCTCACGTGAGAAGTAACCGTTTGCCCAGTCTTCGAAATTGGCGCCCATATTGGCCTTCAGACGGCGGCGCTCCATGTTACTCATCGGAGGCTGTGGCTTGATGCCTGAATCTTTTACCGAGAGATAGAACCGGCAGCACTGTAGCCAGAAGTTAAGGTCAGCATTCCACTCGTCGTCGGTGTAGTCGAAGGCATAGAGCGTTTTGCCGAAGTCGTCGCGTATGGTGCGTGTCTCGTGGTAGTCATTATCCTCGGTACGCTGGTGATACCAGTCTGAGAACACCATATACAGCGAACGGGCCTCAGAAGAGGGGTCGAAGTCGCTTGGCACGTAGTTGGTGGTGAACGCCAGCTTCGGCGACTCGTCGAAACCGATAGTGAACGAGCGGTTATTCTTCGGGTTGACGGTCATATCAGACGTGATGTTGTCGTAGAACAGACCGAGGTTAAGGTATCTATCGCAGTCATCGACAAGCAGAAGGTCGGTAAACTGGCTCACCTGGTCGAAGACGTGAGGGTTGTCCATCAACTTAGGATTTCGGCCGGACAGCTTGACCGTCTTCATCATGAACGACAGCACCTTGAAGAAGAAAGACTTACCAGAACGGCCATTACACTCATCCTCCTCACCGATTTTATTATCCATGGCTAGGGGTGCCCAGGCGCGCACGAAATCTTTATATCTATGCAGCATATAGCCGAACGTGAATATCTTGTTTATCAGGTTCTGCTTCTGCTCGATGATCTCGTAAGAGCGAAGCCCCTCGCCATCGATGCGAAAGGGGTTAGCCTCCAGATATGCAGCAGCAGCCGTGCGGTCTTCGCCGAAGCGAGTCTCAGTCTCGGCACGCCAGTAGAGGCGGGAAGTGTTGATGAGATAGCCGAAGAAATGGCTGTTGACATTCTTTATGTCAATATCAAGCACGGTCTCGCCCTCGTCGTTTTTATCGATCGAGATGCTGAACATATCAGGCAGGCGCTTGAACCGATGGCTGATAACATCCTCCTCCCACACGTAATTGTGCAGCCCGTCGGCACCAGGGTCATACTCCTTGAAGCCCTCGGGGTGAGTCTCGCACGGCAGACACACCTCTACAGTCTTGTTAGGAAAGAAGAAGTACTGCGAGTTAGGCGTGTATGTGGTGAAGTTAAGGTCAATCTCCTGCAGCGACTCAAGAGCAGCAGGAGAGAGCTTGGTAGTATTGAGCACCAGGTTAAGGATATTGCGGTCTTCGAAGCGGTCAACCACCCATCGGCGAATGAACTCACGAATATCCTTGACATTGACCTTTTTGACAATGTTGCCCTCGATGCGTATGAACTGAGTGACCGCCGAGTTCTCGTCGTGGAGAGCGTAGAACCCGTTAAGCTGAAGGAAATTGTAAAGGCACGCAGTGTCTACCTCAGTCTTCGGTTTGCCATCTTTATTGGCATATTGCACCCAAAACTTCGCCGGCATGGCCACCTTCAGAAGGTTGCGGAAGTCTTTTCGCTCGCTATGAATCTCAAGCCAATCGCGCAGATCCTTGCGAGGTTTGCCGCGATTGTCTTTGTAGGTCTGCAGTTTATCCGGAAGCCACGCCGTATGTATATCGATGAAGCGCAGGGCGAGCTCACGGCCCTTGCGCTTGCCGGTCTCGTCGATGTCGGGTATGTTGTAGAGCACCTCGACATACTTCATAATCTCCTTATACTCGTCAGCAGAGAGCTGATAAGTCTCACTATTGAACCATAGCGGATGGTAGCCCATCGAGTGGCAGCACAGCGAGTCGCGCTCGCCCGAGCATATCACAGCCTCGGGAAGCTTCTGCTCTTTGTAAGGCTTGCCATCCTCATGAGCGGCCTGCCACTCCTTCTCTTGCTGCGCATTGAAGTCGCGGTAAGCCTTTTTGAGTTCGAACAAGCCGTTGATATAATATCGGGGCTTTGCACCGGCCGGAGTGTAAGAAAAGCGGAAACCCTTGTCGCAGTTGAAAGGCTCGTATACCTTGTAGAACTTGGTCTCCTGCTCGCTGCCATAAGCCTCTTTGACCACACACTCACGCATGAATATCGGGTAGTTGTCAGTAGAGTGCTTGACGGTCACCTTACGGTCTTTTACGTTGGTAATCCACTTCACCGAGTGCCAGTGCAGCGCATCAACGTCAGCCTGGGTGACTTTAGGGCCGAGAGCCTTAAGTTCGGCATCGGTAAACTTGTCTTTTAGCTCAAATGAGCGAGTACCATCGCGCTCATCAGCCCGAGCCTCACGCTGCTTGATCTCAGGGCGGTTAAGAGAGCGGTTGAGTTCGTCGCGCACGTCATACTCAGCAGCAAGCGCTAATATAGCCTCATTGAACCGTGAGCGGTCGAAGCCCTTCTCGCGCATGTAGATGTCGATAGCATTCTCTCCACGGCCGTCGCCTCCGAAGTCAGTAACCTGCCAAATCTCGCCATACTTTTTTGACTGGTATTGACGGAGGCAAGCCGAGGGTGTTTTTTCGTTGCGAATAGCAAAGTGCTTGTTCTTCTGCCCGACACACTTCTGCGCCTGCGGGTAGAGGGACAAGATAATGTCGAGACCACCATTAGTGGCCGAAAGTATCTGTTGAACTGTAATCATTTCGCTTGGGTTTTGTTTGCTTTGCAAAGATAGTGGCAGCGCTTGGCTGCCACAAAATCACGGTGTCACAACTTTTTCAACGCTCTGCTTCTCTTTCTATCAATACTCAGAGCCGGAAACAAAGTACCGCATAGTGGTGCCTCTCTTAGCTCAAGAGTGCCATCTTCATCGAATACAGCCACATTATGTTTAGGGTAAATATCGTCATAACGAAAAGCAAAACCACCAAGCCACCAGATATAGTCTTTATTGTCAATAGGCTTATTCTCGAACGCTTCGCATTTACCATCAACAGCAAGAAGGTCACCGTCCTTATATTGTATAATGCGGAAGTCTTCAGATAGCAGTCCCATCTCCTTCAGGTTGTCAGTGTGCTTTATATACTCATCTATTGTTATCATATTCACATTTCTCTATATTAAGGTATTCAACATATATTTTACGTATCGTGCACCAACGGCCATTGATGCAGTGGCGTGTGTGCTCGCATCCATTACATATCGCAGCCATCGGCTAATAATTTTTGAGCCGTAGCACACGGATAATGTCGCGGCAGTGCTTGACACCGCACTTCTTTTTGATGCGCATGAGCTGCACCTTTACGGTCTCGGCATTCTTGCCGAGCTTAGCAGCGATGTCACGGAACGTCAGCCCCTCAAGGTATAAGTCAGCAATTTCCCGCTCACATCTACTGAGGCTGACCATCGATTTCGGCTTGCATATCACACCCTCATGCTCACATATACCACGAAGAGGGCAGCGCACCTCCTCGAAGTGCAAGACATCGTTGTCGATGTCTTGCGTGAGCAGGTCGTGCTCACCAAAGTTGCAGCGGACAAACCTATCAGCCATGCTGAACTGCTTGTTGCGATATTTGGTAGCGAGAGCAGCGTAGCACTCCGGGAACCTCTGCTTAATCTGCTCTAATAGCGGGTCGATGATGTCGACGTTGAACTTGGTCAGCCTGCGCGACTCCTGCCCGGGTACTTTATAATACACAGAACCGTCAGGTGTAGTGTAGAATTCGATTGTTTTTAATGTCTCCATAGATTCTCGTTTTTAATGGCTTCGTGGCACGCCATGCGCTCAAGTGTATTGAGCCCGAACCCTTGGTTGCCTGCCAGTTTACGCCTTATTGTACTACATGTCATATCATACTCTTTAGTAAGGTAGGAGAGTAGGCTGCTCTTCTCTTTTTTTGTCAGACCAGCGTAGTACCCCTGTAGGTCTAATGAATCAAATTTCTGCTCCATTTTCTTGTTTATGTCGGAATTAGTGTCTAAATTTGATGCAAAGATATTAATAAATGATGAAACAATCCTACTTTAATAAGAGTTATAATCTTGATAAAGTAGGAATTTAACCTATTTTAAATTATGAGATACGAAAACAGCACTGTAAAAAGCGAAAGAGTGAAAGAACTCTTGAAGCGAGCCGGCATCAGCATCGGTGACTTCAGCCGAAGCCTTTGGGGACCAAAGAGTCACAATGCCATTACTTATTTTGACACCAGACCAGATGTCAAAGTATCAACGCTTGTGAAGATGGCAGAGATATTAGATTGCTCTGTAGAAGACATCTTGATAAAGTCGGATACTAACTCGGATATACCGACAATAAACGGACATCACAATGTGGTGAATAGTAGCTATGTAAATACAGATGTAACGTCGCTTCAGGCCGAAATAAAGGCTCTGAATATGGTAATAGAAGAGAAGAATCAGCGTATAGAAGACTTAAAAAAAGCTAACGAACACCTTAGTAATAGTATAGAGTTGGTCAAGCAATTCAGCCATATTCAGGACTCTAAGGAGAAGTGTTAAAAAAGAAATGTGTCACCGGGCATTTTTAGTTGCGGATATATGTTAAAATATTCGCCTCCTGCCTCCGCAACTCATAACGACATAGCAAGTTGTAACACAACGAGTTATGTCGTTTTTTTGTTTTGTACTGCGACAAATCTGCGACAACTCGGATCAAATAATATTGTTGTGTTTTTAACAATCCAATATTATTTTTTATCTTTGCGTCATGAATAGAACTCAGCCCATAGATTACAAGTCCGTATTGTCCTTGTTTCTTCCAGCAGGACTCCTTGACTATTTCGACATA